CGCGAGCCGCAGCGCAGCTCAACCGGCCTGCGGCCCGCGCATCTCAGGAATGGGTGTAGCACACACACGCAACACAATGTGGCACACAAGCCACAAACCCAAGAAACGTGCCAGCGTTAGACCGCAACACACAAACGCAACTCATGGCACGACTCCTGCTATAGATACAGACACGAGCAAAAGGGCTCGCAACCACAGGAGGAATACCATGAGCGCCACGACAAACGTCACGAGCATGCACTTTGACCGGACCATTCGCGACCTCGAGACCAAGCTCGCGCGGCAACGCGGAGCAGTCGCCAGCACGGAAGAAATGATCGAAGCCGTAAAGGCCCTGAAGAAACAGACCGACGACGAGAGCGCACAGAAGCGCGAACAGATCGACGCCGCCAAGGCCAACAACACGAGGAAGTAAACATGCGACAGACCGCGCAGATCGACACAGACACGCGCACCAAAGAGGCGCGCTACAAGATGCAACAGGCACGAATAGAAATCACGAAGCTACACGCAGAAGCGAAGCCGGACACCGAGGAAGCGAAGTATCTCAAACTCGCATTCGACTTCGTAACAGACGCAATCGAATACCTCAACACCGCACTCCAGCACTAACACAAACCATCAACCGGAAAAGAACCCGTCCTAAAACGGGGACTTTTCCACATCCGTCCAAAAAATTTTCAAAAAACCCGGGGGAACAACAAATGCAGCGCCGCAACGTCAACCGCCGCAAGAGCGCAAACAGCTTCAACCGCAACAGCCAGAAAACCCACGCATTCAACGTCCGAGTAATGCGCGGAGGATGGAGGCTATAACAAGTGGCATGCTACCACCCAATACCAGCATACCAAGAGGCACCCGGAAAACAGCTCATCATCAAACCACAACTAGGACTAACCAACCTACAACTCCCATGCGGGAAATGTATTGGATGCCGTACCGACCGCGCCACAGAATGGGGACACAGATGTTCCCACGAAGCGCGAAGAACACCGTACAACATATTCGTAACGCTAACATACGACGACGCTAACGTACCACGAGGAGGACACCTTGTACCAGAACACCTCAGAAACTTCCTCAAAAGAATCCGAAACGCAACAGTTAGAGATGTGGATACCATCATCACTGACCACACGCAAAACCTCAGTTATTTCGCCTGTGGAGAATACGGAACACACAACACACACCGACCACACTATCACGCCGTCCTATTCAATTGCGACTTTAAAGACAAACAACGCATCGGAGGAACCGACGAACTACCAAGATATACCAGCGAAACACTTCACAAACTCTGGGGTCTAGGCATCACAGACCTAGGAAACTTCACACCAGCAGCAGGAACGTACATCGCAAAATACGCGCTAAAGGGCGCGGGATGGACAAAAGGCGACGGATATATAGACGAGAACGGCGAATGGTTCGACAGACCACCACCGTTCGCACGAATGAGCCGACGACCCGCCATCGGCCTACGATGGCTAAAAGAGAACAAAACAGACCTCACAGACGGATTCCTAGTCACCCTAAACGGGAGGAAAACCAAGATACCCAGAACATACCTACGCAACCTCAAAAAGACCGAACCACAGCTAGCCGAGAACATCGACCACCGAAAGTACAAACAGTCACTCAAGCCAACAGACAAAAATGAACCCGAACGACTCGCAGCCGCCGAAATCATCCACCGACAACACCACGAGCGAGCCGAACGACTTCGCAAAATATAGACACTTAAGCCTCAGAGGACTATACCAAATCCGCGATAAAGTCGCAAACATGCTGCTAGGACCAGCACTAGACTACCGCAGCCACCAAGCCGCAATCCGAGAATTCGAAGATGTACTAGGCAACAAACAGACCACACCGGGCAAACACCCGAAAGACTACGAACTCCTATATGTCGGAGCACAGGATGACCGAACCGGAAAACTCTACCCGGCCGATATCCAAATCATCGCAACCGGAGAAGAATGGGCCTTCATCAACAACCCACGAGGAGAATTCAGACGAGACGATCCAACACCATACGATCGAAACCGCGATCCAAGCACACGCGAAGAAGCCGAAACGCAGAGCCAGCGATAAGAAGTGGCGGAACAAAATCGCCAGCGGAGTATTACTCGCACTAGAAATCGGCAAGATAGTCGCGCAGATCATTTGGAACAAAAACAAAACCAAGTGAGGAAAGTATGGATCTCAACCAACGCGTAGGCCGCATCAACACGTCACGGTTCGCAATGACGAACCGAAGCGACATTCCACGGGCATCATTCAGAAACGAACACACACTAAAGACAACATTCGACTTCAACTACCTAATTCCCTTCTACTGCAAAGAAGTACTACCGGCAGATTCAATCAGAGGACGCGTACAGGTATTCGCCCGACTGGGAAGTAGCCTAATCTTCCCACTAATGGACCGAGCATACCTAGACACGTTCTTTTTTTTCGTACCGAACAGAATCGTATGGTCAAACTGGAAAAAAATGATGGGAGAACGAGCAAACCCATCGGACAGCATCAGCTATACAATCCCGACAATCAACAGCAACAACGCCGCAGCCGGATTCGGAGTATGCAGCATATTCGATTACTTCGGACTCCCAACACCCGGAACAGGCGTAACGGGCACAGATAGTGTAAACATCAACGCGCTACCACTCAGGGGATACAACAAAATCTTTAACGAATGGTTTAGAGACCAAAACCTACAAAACAGCGTCGTAGAAGCAACCGGAGATATCGACGGATCGACAAACTATGTACTACTCCGGCGAAACAAAAGACACGACTATTTCACGAGCGCACTACCGACACCACAGAAGGGAAGCGACGTAGCATTCCTCGCCGGAACAGCACCAGTAAAGGGACTTGCAGTCAACGCCGCAATCGCACCAGTAACAGGCGGATTCACAAACGCCATAGAAAAAGACGGGACCAGCAGCACCGGATATCCCGGATATTTCATGGCGAACAACGTAAACCAACTCGTAATCAGAGCAAGCGGAACAACGGCCGGACTCGTACCAAACATCTACGCCGACCTCAGCGGAACAGGCGGAACAATCAATGCACTACGCACCGCACTTGCAACGCAAGTACTACTGGAGCGCGATATGCGCGGCGGTACGAGGTACGTCGAACAACTTCAAATGCACTTCGGAGTATCACCAGAAGATGTACGACTCCAACGCCCGGAATACATCGGAGGCGGAACCACGGCAATTCAAACACAGGCAATCCCGCAAACCGCAGTTGACAGAAAATCCAGCGACAACACAATCAACAATCCACTGGGATCGCTCGGCGCAACCGCACTCGCAAACGACAACCACTCATTCAGCTACCACGCAACTGAACACGGATTTATTATCGGACTCTGCAACGCATACGGAGAAGTAACGTACCAGCAGGGAATGCACCGTATGTGGACGCGCAGCACACGCCTAGATCACTACTATCCCGCATTCGCAAATCTGGGCGAACAGGCAATCAGAATGGACGAAATCTTCGTCCGAGGAAACGCAAACGACACAGCCGTATTCGGATATCAGGAACGATGGGCCGAATACAAGTACGAACAGTCCCGAATTACGGGATACTTCAAGAGCACAACCGCAAACAACATCGACGAGTGGCACCTCGCAGAACAATTCAGCGCGGCACCGTCACTCAACAGCGCGTTCATCCAACAGAGCACACCAATCACACGCGCGCTTAGCTCAGCACAGGCAAACATGAACGTACTACTGGACGCATTCTTCGAAGTAGAAGCGACGCGACCCATGCCAATGTTTAACACACCCGCACAACTGGGGAGATTCTAATGGGAATCCTAACCGACGCACTACCGGGCGTCATAGGAAACCTAGTAGGAGGCGCATTCAACGTATTCGGAGGAATGAGCGCCAACGAAGCAAACGCCCGAGAGGCAGCACGAAACAGAAGCTTTCAAGAACGAATGAGCAACACAGAAGTACAAAGACGAGTAGCAGACCTAAAAGCCGCAGGATTCAACCCTGCAATGGCCGTAGCAAACGGCGCAGGAGCACCAAGCGGAAACACAGCAACATATCAAAACCCAATGGGAGGAGCACAGGCAGCCGCAGCAAGCGCCGTACAAATGTATAACGAACTACAAAATGGAATAGCACAACGCGACCTAATCGCAAATCAAGCAAAGCTGGCAGACGCACAAAGAGCATCAGTAGCAAACGAAACAGGCAGACAAACAAGCCTGTGGGCACTAACACAGCAAATGAGAATGGAGGAACTGAAAAAAGCATCACGCGAAAACGCATTCGGAGGCGAAACATACCGAATGATGATACAGCAAATGGAAGCCGACCTAAAGAACGCACAGAACAACGCAACAGCGTCCGGATATGAATTACCCGGACTAAGAAACGACTCACGTATCGCAAATACGTGGTACGGAAAATACGTAAGACCCTTCCTAAACGACGCGAAAACAGCAGCACACACACTCCGGAGGTAAATATGGCAAGACCGAAATTCAGAGACCAATACGACACAAAGGAAGATGACAAGGCAGGCGAAGCCAGCTTAGTACACAATATCCCAGACGAAAAAGACGTATCACCAACGGGAGCACAACAGCAATTCAGGGACGATGTAGATATCAACGTAATTGCCCGAAGGCTAGGACTAGAGGACGAAAACGCAAATCTTCCGAGAGTAACAGACCCACGATACTATGGAGATTTCACACAGGCACGAAGCCTGAGGGAAATGCTAGACTCCGCACGAGTAGCACAAGAAAGATTCAATGATCTACCGGCGGACATTCGCGAAAGGTTCAACCACGATCCACAGAAACTCTGGGAGTTCGTAAACAACGAGAAGAACCTAGAGGAGGCGGTACAAATCGGACTCCTGAAAAAAGAAATCACACCCGATCCTATTCGGGTGATCGTCCAGGAGCCGACGAAGGAAGCCTGAGTCAGGGGGCATATAGACAACGAGGAGAGTCATATGCCCCCACGCGAGCCGCAGCGCAGCTCAACCGGCCTGCGGCCCGCGCATCTCAGGAATGGGT